ATTCGATTTTATCTCCTCTTTCGTCCGAAGAATTTGCGGATAACGCTGGTTGGGGGCCTGGTGTCTCTACACTGTTAAAAGGTGCAGAGGTCTCGGCTTTTAACAAGTTCCGCGATGAACGCGGGATAACGCGAGATTTATACTCCCTGGTGAGTCCATGGTTTTCTATGGCTTACCCCTCTTGGTCTAACTACGCTACGACGGGTTTCCCGTTAGATAGCTGGTTAAACTTCGAGGTTGGGAACCAACTGGTCACTGTGCCTAAGAACTCGAAGACTGACCGTGTAATTGCGGTAGAACCAGGTTTAAATACTTGGTTCCAGAAGTCCTTAGGGACTTCCATTCGACGACGCCTTCGGCGCGAGGGAATAAACCTTAACTCTCAGGAGAGAAATCAGCAATTAGCCTTTGACGCGTCTATTGACGATTCATTGGCTACTGTCGACTTCTCCTCTGCGAGTGATTCGGTTTCAAGAGAGCTAGTCTACTGTCTTATTTCCGACAGTCGCTGGTTGACACTCTTGGACAAATGTCGTTCCAAGTACGGTGTTATAGACGGTCAAGCTTTTAAATGGGAGAAGTTCTCCGCTATGGGGAACGGCTTCACTTTTGAGCTCGAATCCTTGATCTTCTACGCAGCGGCATTTGCCGTATGTGAGTATCTGAAATTAGATACTAGGAGGATCTCGGTCTTTGGGGATGATGTAATCCTCCCCTCTGACGCCTATTCTCTTTACCTCTCATTTTGCGACTTTCTCGGTTTTCGAATGAATCCCGATAAGAGTTTCCATGACTCCCCCTTTAGGGAGAGCTGTGGAGTGCATTATTATGACGGTATCGACTGTAAGCCGGTCTACTTAAAAAGTAGGGTCACCAATGTCGAAAGTCTTTATAAATTGGCTAACGCTATCAGGAATCTTGCTCATCGCCGTTGTTTTAATAACGGTTGTGATGCTCGGTTCCTGGAGTGTTGGAACAGTCTATATGGAAGGGTACCGCCGAATATTCGGTTCGGTATCCCCCAAGACTTCGGAGACGGCGGTTTCTCACTCAACTTTGACGAAGCCGTACCTTTGGTACGGCCCAAGCAAGGTCGAGGAGTTATCGCCTATCCCCGACCAGCAGGACGCGGTTTCGAAGGATTCCGCTTCCCAATGATCGGTAACCTCGGGGTAACCCGAGAAGGCGACGGCTACGCGATTTTAATCACGCGGCTTTGGCAACCATCAGTCGAGAGAGATTTCAGAAATGAATATACTCTCAGAGGCACCGTGCGCACCCGTATACTTACGGATGTTCTCGCATGGCAGTGGTATAACTTCGGTCCCTGGTGCAAAGCACCAGTTCCGACGAGGGAGACGCCCTAAAAAGCCCTTTCTCCGAAGATTAAAG